AAGGTGATGTCAGAATGAACTACCAATTTCCATACATCACCAACATCTCTGATGTATTGCCTGCAATTGCCGGTCGTGACGAGTTCGTGGTGGCTGAAAAGGAAGGCTACACCGTCATCAACTACAATGTGATGATGGCTGATACGTTTCCTGATGTGACTGTTGAGCACTATCAGATTCATAGCTCAACCGAAGCCTTGATGTCATACTTTGCCGCCATCCGCCGTGAATGCCGTGGTATCATCTTCGACTCGGTGACTGGTGATATCATTCGTCGTCCATTCCATAAGTTCTTCAACGTGAACGAACGTGATGAGACTCAGGACCATCGCATCGATCTGTCTCGTGATCACCGTATCCTTGAGAAGCTCGATGGTTCGATGATCGCTCCGTTTCTCGTGAACGGTGAGATGATCTGGGGTACCAAGATGGGTGCTACTGATGTGGCAAAGCCTGTCGAAGAGTTTGTGAAGAACAATCCGCAGTATGAGCGCTTTGCTCGTGCTTTGATTATTCATGGCGTAACTCCCATCTTTGAATGGTGCTCACGTAAGCAGCGTATTGTTTTAGATTATAAGGAAGATCAACTTATTTTGACGGCTGCCCGGACTTTGCGCACCGGTAAGTATTACACTTATGCTGCTCTGACAGCTCAGGCTGAAGTGTTTGATATTCCTGTAGTCCGTACTTGGAATCTGCAGATGGACAACAAGACGATGCGCAGCTTCCTCGAATACGTCCATGATCTCGAAGATCTCGAGGGCTTTGTGGTTCGTTTCGATGATGGCCATATGCTGAAGCTGAAGTGCCACTGGTATCTGCAGATTCACAAGGCGAAGGAAGCTATCCTCCAGGATCGCAACATCGTTGAACTGATTCTGGAAGAGCATCTAGACGACATTAAGGCTCACCTTCCTGCAGAGGATCGCGACCGGCTGTCGCTGTTCGAGGCGGAAGTCAACTTCCATGTGATCGCTCAGGCTCGAGACATCGAATATCACTTGGATTGGCTTCGCGACAACAAGATCGATCGTAAGACGTTTGCGCTCGAACATTCTGATCGAGTAGACGGTCTTTCTCGTCCTATCGTCTTCAAGAACTTTGATGGCGATATCAATTTCGAGAAGATTCTCGAGGACGTGAAGAACACTATTCGTAACAACCTAACCAAAACTGTCAAGTACGAAGCGATTCGTGACGCTTGGTTCAATGGAGTAACTTACAATGCCTAAGTGCACTATTCTCGTTGGTTGCCCTGGTTCTGGCAAGTCCACGTGGCTTATCGAGAACCGGCCTAAGGGTGCATGGATCGTCTCCACTGATAACATCATTAATGGTTTGGCCGATGACTACGGCTTTACTTATGATCAGATTTTTAAGGAGACGATCCGCTTTGCAGACATGGCTATGGTAGCTCGTATGCTGATTGCTGCTCAGAACGGTTATGATCTGTATATCGATCGGACCAATATGTCGAGGAAATCTCGCCAGCAGTTCATTAAGAAGCTCTCGAAGTATGGCTATGAATTCGAATGCGTGGTGTTCCCGACTCCTGAACCCGAAGAGCTTGAGCGTCGGCTTTCTGATCGTTCTGAACGTTTGGGTAAGACCATTCCTCAGGATGTCATCGATCGTATGATCGCTTCTTATGAAGAACCTCTTCTAGAAGAAGGTTTTTCAAAGGTGTTATACATATAACGGGTCAAACTAAAGGTAGCCAACATGTTAAAATATCTCGCTCCAATATTTCTTGTATTTTTGATACTCGCGATAGTTTCATGCGATACTCAACCCACCGGTGTCGATGGGTATAAGTTCGGTACTCCACAGTATGAAAAGTCGAGTGTTAATGTCAACGTAGTAACGTATAAGACTCGCGAGGAGTTCGATGCCGCTGCTAAGAAATACGGAGTAGAGAGTAAGCAGTTGGCTGCCTTTAGTGTACTTAAGCCGCCGCAGTTCGACACGTGTACTATTCATATGATGCATCCGCAGACGAAGTACTATCCAGAATTTATTGGACATGAATTTACACATTGTTTATACGGTCAGTGGCATACTAATAACAGTTCTTTCGAGTGATAAATAATACATGAAAAGAATATGCATCTTATTGCCAGCTTACAATGAAGAATTAGTAATAGGATCTACTCTCGGTTCTCTGCTTGACTCTGGGTTTTTAGCAGATAATATCTTTGTAGTAGATGATTGTTCTACAGATTCAACATTTAAACTCGCTAAAAAATACACTAAAAACGTAGTACGCGTGCCTACCAACGGCGGTAAGGCGCGCGCTCAAACGTATGCGTTACATCATTTCGACCTCTTGAAGAAGTATGATTATGTGATCATGCTAGACTGTGACAGTACAGTCAGCCACAACTTCAAAGAGTCTGTGTACAACTACACGTACAACTACCCTGATGTAGACCTCTTTATCGGCCAAGTCAAGAACTCTCAGGCTGATAATCTTGTCTCTGCATTGAGGTCGATCGAGTATACGTTCTCACACGAGATCATCAAGAAGGGACAAGCCAACTTCGGTGTAATCTATGTAGCTCCTGGGTGTGCAGCTATCTACTCTACTCGTATGCTTGCCAAACTGAAGCTGGATCCCAATGTCCTTGCCGAGGATATGGACCTTACGATTCAGGTTCATCAGCTGAAAGGCAAGATCAAGTATCTACACAGCGTAGACGTGATCACTCAAGATCCGCAGTCGTTCTCTGACTATACCAAGCAAATTACTCGCTGGTTTAGAGGGTTCTGGCAGGTCGTCGACAAGTATAGCATCTTACGGCTGGGATTTCATTCACACGTAGCCTTGTACATCTTATACTTGATCTTAGAGTCGCTGATCGCCAATCGCTTTCTTACGATCGCTCTGTTCTCGCTGTTCATGCCTCCCGCTATCATTGCTCTTGGCTTTGCTATAGATTTTGCCATATTCTTTGCGATAGCCGTGTATGCGATGATCAAGACTAAGAGATACGATATCTGGATCAAGACTCCTGTATTGTACTTGATGCAGTTCTACAACTCTCTGATCTTCTTGAAGAGCTTCGTAGAAGTTATCGTTCTGAGAAAGAAGAAGTTTGGTTGGAATAAAGTTCAAAGATATGTTGAGGAATAATATGAAGAAATATTTACTTGCTCTGTCGGTAGCCGTTGCAACTCCTGCAGCTGCAGAACCGCTCGCTTATCCAGGTACAGCCTGGGTCAATGTCACTGGACCACATGCAGGTGCTGGTGAAGATGGAAACTGGACCGTTACTAGCAAAGTCCAACAAGGTGTTGACTGGACTGAAGTAAACGGCTGGAGGCTGAATACTGCAGTATCGGTATCGACCATGGTTGATACGAAGGGATTTGATTGGAACAATCGAGTAGCTCCTGCTATCAGCGCGTCTGTTCGTAAGACTACCGAATCTTCTGTGTTCGAATTCGGAGTTCAAGTCGTAAACGAAACCCATTTTGGTAGAGTTTACAAGATGAACGATCGCAGTTCAACGAACGTACAAGTTTTTGCTAACTATTGGGTAGGATGGGGACGCTAATGTATACTCCAATCAGTAATATCGTAGTTACATCGATGATGAGATGGCCTGGTATCGGGCTATTGATCGCCACGCTTGCAGGTTACTTCTCAAACACTCAGTTCGGCACTTATGCTGCATGGGTGGCATCTGTTGGTTTGGCAACATACTTGTCAAACAAAATCTTTGACGGTCACCTCTGCTCGTGCAAGCAGAACCATATCAAAGCTGGTATCGCAAGCGGTGCACCGAAGGTAAACTGGTTCGTAGAGTATCACGAACATGATAAGGGTCGTCCTTGGCACCTGTACTTTATGTTCGACGAAGATGAGTCTACGAAGCACCACTATGCATCGTATGCATCTGAAGACAGTGTACTCGACAAGAAGACCGAGCTCGAAAAGCAAGTTTGATTCGATTATAAATATTTTGACATGAAGGACACCATGTTTCACCTTGATCTTTGTTAACCCAAAATTAAGGTAGAATTCCCAAATGAAAAAATATAAGAGTACTCTTATCAAAGTCGCGATCGCCGCTTGTCTAGTGGTGTTCGTGTCGACAGAAACCGGAAGGCAGTATGCCGACCAAGTCAAACCTATTATCGATTTAATTTTAGACTAAGTCACTTTTAGGGTGTACAATAATCTCCGTTTGGTGTAGATTGAGAATATACCAAACGGAGATTGTTATGATTATACGTGAAAACGCATTCCGTCGGATTCAGAACGACGAACATCTCTATAAGGCATTTGTGAATGCTAAGACCGAGAGCGAACGCACTGATATGCTTGTCAATGTTGCTTTTGCTATGGGTCTAGAAGAAGGTCGCCGAGGTGATCTGCCTGAATATTGGAATGATTGATTATGAGCAAGTTTGTAAACAGATTCGTTGTGTCTGACCATCACTTTGGTCACACCAACTCATGGGCCAAGTTCAAGTTGGACGATGGCTGTACCCCGCTCCGGCCGTTCGAGTCTGATGACGAGATGAACGAGGCTATGATAGAGCGGCACAATGCCAAGGTGAAGCAGCACGATACAGTGTACTTCCTTGGTGACGTTGTAATCAACCGCAAGCATCTGCATCTGGTCAAGCGACTCAACGGTCGTAAGATCCTAATCCGTGGCAACCACGATATCTTTCGTGACGAAGACTACCGTGAGGTTGGCTTCGAGCAGATCCATGGTGTTCGAGTGTTTGTGGATAAGTTCGTGATGAGCCATATCCCTCTGCATCCGAATTGTGTGTCTGGCCGGTTTCGTGTAAACGTACATGGCCATCTGCATGCTAATCGTGTGACTCGTGACATTGTTCAGTTTGATGCCTCACAGGGTTGGCAACTAGGTAAGAAGATCGATACCGCAATCGATCCTCGCTACCTGTGTGTCTGTGTAGAGCAGACTGACTTTACTCCGCTTCACTTTGACGAAGTGGAAGCAAGAATCCAGAAGCAGTGGGAAGAAACTGGATACCGGCCTCCTGTAAACGATGGCTGGGGAAATGGAAGTGGACCTAACTAATGAGTAAAATGATCTTTGCCTTTTTGGCTATCTTCGGAATGGTGTTCCTTGGTATTCAAGGATTCATCGCTACGAGTGGTCGAGAAAAGCTTCAGCTTGCCAAGGTGCTGGGGTATAGTCTAGGAAGTGCTACCTTGGCACTCTTGTTTATTGCCAGTATTGTTATTTTGTTTTGATTGAAAAGGATTGAATATAATGAATCGTATTGCTAAGGTTGCCGTTCTCGTTGGTCTCATGGCTTCGGCTTCGGCTTGTACTCGAATCGAAACTGGTGAAGTAGGTGTTCGTCGCTCGTTCGACAAGACTATTGAAACCACCGAACTGATGCCTGGTACTGTAAACCAGACCATCTTTGGTGATGTTCTGACTTTCCCAACCAAGGACGTTTCGGTGGATATCACTGACATGACTCCTTTGGCTTCGGATAACTCGACGATCAAGGACTTCGACCTCTCGGTCGTTTACTCGATCAATCCTGGTTCGGTAGCTGAACTCTACATCGAGAAGAACCGTGGCTTCCACGCTGACACCGAAGAAGGTGATACTCTGCTGATGTACAACTACATCCGTCAGCTCGGTCGTAACGCTTCGTACAAGGTTGCTCGTCGTTACGAGTCCCTGAAGATGGCTGACAACCGTGCAGAGATCGAAAACCTGGTTCGTCAGGAAATCGTTCAGCAGCTCGCTGCCGAGAAGCTTGATTCAGCTATCACCGTCTCGCAGGTTCTGGTCCGTCAGATCACTCCTGCTGACAACATCGTCCAGTCGGCTAACCTGCTCGTGCAGGCTCAGAACGAGAACAAGCGTAAGGAAGTCGAAGTCGGTACTGCTAAGCTCGAAGCTGAACGTATCGCTGCTCTGAACGCTAACGCAGGTGCTACCAAGTACATGGAAGCAACCGCTATCGTTACCATCGCTGAAGCTGTCAAGGAAGGCAAGGTCAACACGATCGTGATTCCTTACGACTTCAAGGGTATCGTAAACGTTAAGTAAGGGTTTACATTAATTGGCTGGTAGTGTATACCAGGATCTGGAGGTTACTATGACAATGCATCTTCTCGGTCCTGCTTACACTACCACCAATCATAGTAAGCGTAAGTCGAAGCTCAGCGACGCTCAGTTCCACAAGTACTGCATGGACTGGCGCGACGACTGCAAGCGTAACAAGAAGCTCGGTATCAAGTCCAAGACTCTCGACGAGTACATCGATTATCGTCAAGGTAACTACAAGCCTAAGCTTCGCGGTACTTCCATGCCACAGTACAAGGTCTCTGACCATCGCAAGCGATACCCTTCTCAGAACGAGATCGGTACACATTTCACGAAGGATATGGCTTACGAGCGAGCTAAGCTCGAAGTCAGCAGTAATTACATTGTCGGCCAAGCCTATAACAAAGGCGGACTTGTTGTCCTTTCCAAGTCTGATGCGGCCGACCCGGCGACGGGTAAGAGGCGGTGCTGAGCTTCCTGCTCCTGCTATCTTCGTTGCCGTTCTTGGCGATCTTAGGCCTCTTCCTTTGGGTCGGGCTTAAGGTCGCCAAGATTTTTTTCCGCTTTGCGATGTACGGTTTTTTATTTTTATTACTAATTTTGTTCATTTTAGGGTGTACATAATTTCAAAAACAGGGTAGGTTAAGAATATAACCTATGGAGATAATGATGTACACGATCGAACAGACCATCACCGAGATCCATAACGAAGCCATCTCGCCTGACAATGTCATTCGCTGGGCTAACTTCCATCGCGATGCGTTTGTCTGGACCGTCATCGCCGAAAAGCGTGGTCAAGAGTTCGAGATGAACGTCGTTCGCTTCTTCGAACGTGGTGAATGGATCGATACTTGGTATCCTGTCGATCGCGCTTCGGCTGAACGCCTTGCTCGTGACTGGATCTGCGGTTCGACCGAAGTTACTGATCGTCATGCTGAGGTTCTTGCCTAATGATCGTTCCAGGTGTCAGTGCTTTTCGTACTCCTCTCAAGTTGGATGGTATCAACTTCAGCGAGGATCATCATCTCGTTGGTTTCTCTTGGCCTTATACCAACTCTCAAGGCAAGACTTATCACACTACCATGACTGATAAAGGCTGGGTCTGCAACTGCACCGGCTTCAACTTCCATGGTAAGTGTAAGCATATTCGAATGGTTCATGAAAGGCTAATAGCATGATCGTACAGAATGCTGTGATTTGTAACAAGTGCGACGACTTCATCGTCTCGAAGCATCGACATGACTTTGTAACATGTAAGTGTGGTAACGTCTCAGTTGACGGCGGTCAGTCGTATCTTCGTCGTGTTGGTGGCATCGAGAAGAACGAGGAAGGCGAACGCTATCGCGGCTATACAGATTATTCGTGGGAAATCCCTGACGATCTGTACAAGGAGTGTGCTCAGGCGGTTCTCGATGCCGAAGCCACTGGGCGTAATCATATCGGTATCGCCAATGCTGTGATGCGTAAGCTCCGTGAAGCGGATCGGATCATCGCTGATGGAGAGTATCGAGTGATGGCCAACTATCAGGATGAACTGATGGTCGTCGAACCCGATGGTACTGTCAATCGTTATAAGAAGGTTGTCGAATGAAAGAAGCGTGTGTAGTTGGGTTTGGAATGATCGATGCCTTAGGCGATAATCCCATTGATTGTTGGGAGAATATGCTTAACGATCGAGACTTCCACCTACCTGCAGGCGTCAAAGCGTATGGACACGAACTAAAAGTACAGTACGGGTTCTATCCAAACATCAACATCGACGAGGAACTGACTCCTCGAGCCGTACACTATGGGATGCATGCGGTAGATCAAGCTCTTCATATGGCTGGTCTGCCGCATTCGTCTAACGTAGGTGTGATCTTCTCTACGCTGTTAGGTGGTAACTCTACGAAGTCAAAGGTGAATGCTGAAGGCAGAAAGATGAAGCCCAAGCAGATCCTTCGCTGCACCACTGATTACCTGTGCAGTCAGATCTCGATCAAGTATGGGTACACCGGTATCAACACCACTGTCTACTCTGCGTGTGCTACTGGTCTAGTCAGCATCGACTATGCTATGCGTCTGCTAGATGAGTACGACTACGTCATCGTAGGTGGTTCAGATGCAGGTGTCAATGCCATGGACCTGTACTTCTTCTCTGTGATCAAGGCAATAGGAACAGAATCCAAACCTTTCGATAAGAATCGTGACGGTTTCATTATGGGTGAAGGAGCAGGATGCATCATCCTTCAGTCTCGCGAGAAGGCTGAACAGATGGGATCTAAAGTCTATGCTCGTATTACTGGAGTAGCTAATGCTTCTGACGCACATGATCCTACTGCTCCTAGTGGCACTGGTGCTAGATCGTGTCTTGAAAAACTAGATCTCAACGGTGTTGACTCAGTGAATGCGCATGGAACCAGTACACCACTCGGAGATGTGGTAGAGTACAACGTAGTTCGCGAGTTCACTGATGCTCCGATCTACTCGAATAAGGGTAAGATCGGTCATACGTTCGCAGCAGCCGGTGTGTTAGAGACCATCTACTCGATCCTTTCGATTCAGAACGGAGTGATCCCTCATACTGCTGGATGTAAGGATACAGACATGGATGTGGTGACTGAGAACATCCATACTGATGTCAACAAAGTCTTGGTCAACTCGTTTGGATTCGGCGGTAAGTGCTGCTCGATCATTGTGGAGAAAGAGAAGTGAACCTAGAACTCGAAGCTTATGAAGGCGAGCTTGAAATGCTTCGCAAGTGTTTCAAGCTTGTAAAACACACCGGCTTAGCTGAGAAGATGGGAGGTATCTATTTCATCTGCGGTGAAGGTGGAGAGAAGGATCGAAACAACCTTCCTGAGAGAATCCACATCTGTCCAGCATATGGTTGTGACTGGTTTCAGATCTATGAGCGTACTGAAAAAACGCATGGACCCGAATATTAAGGGTTTACAATAAACATGTTTTTTGATAGAACTGGTCTATCAACAATGTAAGGATGATAACGTGACTTATTTTCTTCGTTCTGGTAATACCTACCGCGTGACTGACGAAGCTGCTCTGGACCTGCATGAGCTGCTGCCAGCTAGTAACTACATTATCAAGCAGGACCAGTTCGGTAACCTCTTTCTCGAGGAAACTGACAAGTTCAAGCCTCTTGGTAAGTACTACGGCGATTGCTTGAAGCATGCTGATCGTATTCATAATACGTTCGCTGATCGTCCTTCCAGTACTGGTGTCATGCTGACCGGTGAGAAGGGATCTGGTAAGACTCTGCTCGCTAAGCAGCTCTCGATCCTTGGATATGAGCTTGGCATCCCGACTATCATCATCAACAACGACTGGTCTGGCGATACTTTCAACAAGTTCCTGGCCGACATCGACCAGCCTTGCATCATCCTCTTCGACGAGTTCGAGAAGGTCTACAACCATAACAAGCAGGAAGCTATCCTGACTCTGCTCGATGGCGTGTTCCCTTCGAAGAAGCTGTTCGTCCTGACTTGCAACGACAAGTGGAGGATCGATCAGCACATGCGTAATCGTCCTGGTCGTATCTTCTACATGATCGACTTCAAGGGCCTGACTTCGGAGTTCATCATCGAGTACTGTAACGATAACCTTATCGACAAGCAGTACATCGATCAGATCACGAAGATCGCTACGCTGTTCACTGAGTTCAACTTTGATATGCTCAAGGCAATGGTCGAGGACATGAATCGCTACGGTGAAACTCCGCAGGAAGTCATGCGACTCCTGAATGCCAAGCCCGAGTACGATAACCGTGACGAGGCCAAGTTCAAGGTCGAACTGTTCGAAGCCAATGGCATGCAGATCGAAGATAAGTATCTGTACAACAAGACGTGGAATCGCAACCCGCTGGCTTGCAATACTATTGTCATCGAACTGAATGACAACGGTAACGATGCTATCAACTCTATTCTTGGAGATCAAGACGGCGAGCTGACATACAGCTTTGATCAGTCTGAACTGTTCAACGTTAATGGTCAGACCGGAACGTTCGAGTATCGTGCCAAGGATGGCACTCGCCTGAAGCTGACTCGTGAGAAGCAGCAAACCTTCAACTACTTTGGAGCACTTTGATATGTCTATTACTGTAGAACTTGATTGGGAAACAATCGACAAGATCGTCGTTGGTCAGCTTCGTGATACTTTCAAAAGTCTGAACGAAGATCTCGGTGCTGGCAATCATGTCTTTGTTTGGGGTGATCCCGAAGCAGACGATGTCGAGATTCAGAAGCACATCGATGCCCTTGAAATTGTACTGAAGTGGTATTCCACTCCTGATCAGTTGAAGGATATGGGTCTTGAACCCTAATCCTGGATGCCTCGGCGAATGCCGTTTTCATGTAGGCATGGGTATGACTACCTGTGCCTACTATCCTCCTGTCTACGATAAGCATGGCAACAATACCAATCCAGATCGTAACGTAACTTCTGGAAAGGTATCATGTTATACGTGCGGGCGTAAGTGGAACTATGCCACTCAGCTGGGAGAAACTCAATTCAAGGAAATTGACAATGGCTAAATACCTTGTAGAGACAGTCAGCATGTTCCGCATTCGGTATGTTGTCGAGTGTGAGAGCGCCGAACATGCCAAGGATACTGTCAGCATGAACGAGGCTGACGAGTTCGGCCAGCTTCATATCGACGAGAACATCATCGGCTGTCGTGAAGTTAGCTACGATGAAGCCGTAGAACTCTTCTTTGAAGATCATCCGTACCTCAAAAGTTGGGGTCCAGAGCATGTACTTAAATACATTCATAAGGTAGATTATAATGGAACAGAATAAAGTTTACACGATCAAGCTCATGTCGGGAGAGGAAGTCATCTCGCGAGTCGAGCAAGAAGATGGTGTCACGAAGCTGCTGAAGCCTCGTACGGTAGGCATGGGTCCTCAGGGTTTTGCTATGATGCCATGGATGATGTCGGCTCCTGATAACAACGTAGTTATCTCGGATACTGTCATCGTAGCAGCGACTGAGACCAATCAAAGCATTGCTACGCAATACCTTAAACAAGTAACAGGAATTCAAGTATGAGTATGATGTTAGCGTGTCTGATCCTCGGTGATTCTATCGCGGTCGGCACGAAGATGTTTGCACCTAAGGAATGCGTATCGTATTCGAAGGGTGGTTGGAATACTTGGCAATGGAATAAGAAGTGGGGTAAGACTCCTCTGAGCGCACATAAGGTCGTTATCAGTCTTGGTACTAACGACCATAAAGGAGTAGATACGTACAAGGAACTCTCGAAGATCCGTTATCGTATCAATGCGCTCGAGGTCATTTGGATCATGCCTCCGTGTAACAGCGGGTTTTGCAAGCCAAATGTCAACTCGGCAGTGAGACAGATCGCACATAGCTATGGCGATACTATCATCAGCACCAAGTTCGTTCAACCTGATAAGATCCATCCATCGTGGCGTGGATACAAAGAACTAGTGAGTAAGGCACGGCTGTGAATATTTTCTATCTCGATAAAGACGTAACTAAGTGTGCAGAGTATCACTGCGACAAACATGTTGTCAAAATGATTCTCGAGTACGCTCAGCTCCTATGTACAGCCCACCGTGTCTTAGACGGCTGGGAATACATCGACGCTTCATCGGGTAGACGTATCAAACGCTGGCGCTTGACTGATGAGATGCATGATCAAATTCTGTACAAGGCTACTCACATTAATCATCCGTCTGCAGTATGGGCTCGTGAATCTCGGCAGAACTACGACTGGCTCTTTAGTCTGTTCAAGTCTCTGTTGCAGGAATATACTCATCGTTATGGAAAGAAGCACGCTACAGAACGGTTGGTATACTGGCTGCGTAAGGCTCCTCGTAACATCGATGATACAGGCTTTACGCAGCCTACACCGGCTATGCCTGACGAGTTTAAAGTCAAGAACGACAGCATCCAATCTTATCAAAACTACTATCGTGTATCCAAAGCACGAATGCTCAAGTACACAAAGCGAGATACTCCTCAGTTTCTAGCTGCGTAATTATAAATAGAATTAACACGGCCGCTCCAGTAGAGATACTCGGAGCGGTTTTCTTTTGTTTGATAAATACATCATGCAAAAAGAAGTTCAATACAAGATACTCGCTCATAACGACTTGACCAAACGTGGGGGTTCTCGCGTCGCTATCTTTGTGGAAAAGATAAAGACGGGATCACCGTTCGGGACAGTCAAAGGTGCAGTAACCTTAGATAAAGTACAGAAGGTAGGTAATCTAAAAGTAACCTTCGAAGACTTACATCATATGATGAAAGGTTCGGGATTTAAGACTACCTTTACTGGCAAAAATCCTGCAACCAGTGCAAGAGTCACAGTCACCTATCCGAAGGACTTCTATAAGACTCCTGATTTCGGCGGTAAGGGAGAAGGATCTGGTACTGCTG